TATTGCCCTCAGCATAGGCCCGCGTTGTCTCTGTCGATGCAATCAGTTTAGCCCGCCGCTCCCCGAAGTATGGCTTCAGGCGCTTGCTCAGTGCCGGTAGTGGCTCGCCACTCTCCACCCATCGGCTGACTTCCTTCTGCAATACCCGCCGGTTGGTTTCATTCAGGCCCCGTACCAGGTCGAATGAATACTGATGCGCCCAATCCCGAGCGGCCTCGTTGACCAGCGCCCAATCGACGCCAATACCGACTGTATCCAGCTGCTCTGTTGCCGCCACAATCCCCAATGTGCTACCGCCTACCAGTATGTCTTCCAACGCTGCTCGCATTTCTGGTGTTTCCCCGAATTGCGTCACTATGTCACTCACTGATACCCCGGCCTCTATCCCACTCACCACTTCGTTAAACTGCCCATCCATCAATGCCATCAGTCGCCGCACCGCCGAACGTTCCAGCTTGAGTCGTCCCGCGAGGCTACCCAGTGTTTCATCAGGGATAGCCTTCCCAATCAGCGCCCCGAAACCCAGCCGCAAAGGCGGCTTTAACCTCCTCGTCTGTGGTGGCAGTCTCCAGTTGTGCCAGGATGCTGGCGTGTACCTCCACCGGGATGTGCTCGCTCTCAAAGTCGTACAGTGCCAACTCACCCCGTTTCAGTTTCCGCCGGGCCACCGACTCCCACCGTTTCAAGTCCGCCTTCATTTCGGCCCCATTGCCCTTGGCGGCAGACATAATCGGCATTGGCACACCACCGCCACCCTTGGCAAGTAACCCCACCAGCGTCTCGCCGGTGTACTCATCTTCCAGCGGCTGCATCCCCAAGTCACCCCTGGCCTCGTCAACTGTCTGTACCTGCCAGTAGGTCTTGCGCTCCTGGACCAGCATTTCCCGGTCAGTGATGCGAATGTCATCAAACCGGCCCCGCAGGTTATCAGCGTAATCCGGTATGAGGATCTGGGCTGTGATCTCATCGTGCATCAGGGTACATAACGGCCAGACGGCCTGCTCCATCAGCGTGGCCTTGGCAGCCTCACTGTTGGCCCTGGTCGCCTCTTTCGCCCAGAAGCCGGCCGGGACGCCGAATACCCGGTCAATCTCTTCCCGCGAGAACTCACGGCCAGCCAGGAATTCCAAATCCTTGTGCGTGATCGACATTGGCGTGACCGTCACGTCGCCGCCCCGGGCGATCATGAAGCGGCGTTGCTTCTTTACCAGCTCATCAAGTATCTCTCGCCTGGCCCGGTCGTAGTCCGGCCTGGACATGTCTGTTGGTAGGGTTATCAGCGTCCGCAATGTCACATCGTTGGTGAACGTGTCCCGGTTCCACCTGGCCGCCGCGATGTCGGTTTCCAATGCCATCCGATATGCGCTCAGTGGCGACAGCCCCCGATGGTACTCGAATGGGTTGGGCAGCCGGAAGAACACCACCTGCTCTGGCTCGAATACGATGGGATTGCGTCCGTGCTTTGGTGTGTACGCATACCCCTTGATGTACTCCTGTGGATCTGGCAGGGGCTTCATCCTGCCCGCTGGCACTGGCCACAACTCAGCCACCGCCCCTGTGTTATCGAACGCCTTGAGCCAGTACGCCTCGCCGTGGAGCAACAACCACCAGATGGTGTACTGCTTGAGCCAGACGCCCGACATGGCCTTATTGGGCCTGGCCATGAGCCGCTCAAAGTCATGATCGAGAACTTCGTCTTCCTCCTCACCCTCCCTCGTGTATACGCCCAACCTGGCATTGCCAACCTCATTGGCGATGGTTCGGATGTCGCTGTACACCCAGGACGATGTAATGGCCAACCGCTCGATCTGCCGCTGGTTGTAGCCTTCCCAGTGTACCTGCTCACCCACCGGCCCCTCACCGGCAAAGACCGGCGGTAGTGGATTGTTCTGCGCCTTCTGGTAACCCAGACGATCTAGTGCGCCCTGTAGCCAGTTGTCGTAAAATGGCATTATCTATCCCCACCCGAATTCCACGTCGTGCCCCTCGGTTATCAGTGTTGCTGCGTATCTGAGGGCGTCGAGTCTGTGGTATTTGCGCTTGTCCACAATCTCATCAGTCGCATTGCCCGAAGAGTCCACCTTCCGCCGATAGCCACCCAATTCATCACGCAGCCCCGATAATGTGCGGAAGGCCCGGAATTGATCCTGTTTCATCAATCCCATAACCCGGTCTATGCCGCTTTCGATGCCAGGGACCCGTGGTTCAACAACTGAAAGACCAGCGGCGCCCCAGTCCCGGCGTTCCTGCGACTCGCTCTTGGCGCCACCCACGAAATGGGTATTGTCGCCAATCTGGTATTCCTGAATTCCGTCCACATGCTCTTGAGTCGTCTTGCCACCTTCCAGGCTTTCTCGGTATGCGTACCAGATGCCACTGCCCGGATCTTCCGCCAGTGATAGCGTTGCTGTATTTGCCCCACCGAAATCAATGCCGACAACACATTCCCAATCATTCGGAATTGCGAACGGATCGACCAACATTTCATCAGTGAATGCATCATAGATAAGGCCAGCCGGTCTGGCGAATAGGCCCTGGTAAAACATCTGGAAACGCCAGTCCTGCATGGTGCGTTTCGCTCGATCAAACTCAGCCTGTGGAAATAGCGGATTGGCCGTGCTCTCAAATTGAATAATATCGATGTCAGGGTCGCCATCGGCCCAGGCGTCGTAGATCCCCGTCTTGAGCCAACCCAGATTATAGATTGTGGTTCCGGCAAATACCCGACCCTGGTGGAGCGACAGCCGCCGGAGAACCGCCTGCCAGTCATCCAGCGTGAACTCATCCTGGCCCACCTCATCCAGAATGGCCGCCTTGGCTGTGGCACTTTCCAGCCCGCCCTTGGTGGATGCTGACCGAAGAATGATGCGGGCCCACATGGGATCATCGGCCCGCTTGGCGTCGAAGTCGCCGGTCTTGAAGTTCTTGATCTCGATGACTCGCTCACCGGCCCAATACCTGCCGATGCCAAGGATGTGCTCAAAGACGGTTCGCATCTCTGGCAAGAATTTGAGTTTGAACAGATCATAGGATGATGTAACCGCGATGTAGTCCCCAGCTCCACACCACTGGATTTCACGATTGAGCCACCAGGGAAGCAGGCTGGTCTTGCCTCCCTGTGTCCCGGCCAGCATGAATACGAGGCGTCGCTGGCTATCCCAGGCCCGTGCCTGGCCGGGGTGCAAGTGCAGCCGTGGCTTGCGCTTGATTTCCTTTCCGGTGTCGTGGTCGATGACCTCATACAGCCCCGCCATCTTCCCCGTAGTCTTTCACAATCTCGATGATTTCAACATTGATTGATTTGCCGTCGCTGGTCACATCCACCTCGTGCTTCGGTGGCCCGTCGATGTGCGTGTACAGCCACTTCCAAATGTCCATCACGTCCTTGGGTGAAGCCTCCAACACTGTGCCATCAGGAAACGTCGCCTTGCCGGTCGTGGCAATCTGCCAGGCCAGACGGGCCATGAGCCGCTTGCCAGACATGCGCTTGTCGCCAACCTCAAGCGTCTTGCTGCCCGCCCGTGTCAGAATTTCGGTAAGCGCCCTATTCTTTGGCGCTCTTCCATTCGGATTTCCGCTTTGGCCCGGCTTCCAGGGCCTGCCTCTTGTCATCTCGTTGCATCTCGCTGTTTTGCAGCGCTGACACCATACTCACACTCACCGCCAGCGCCACTTCTTCCCGCTTGAATGCCATCAATTCCGCCGCCTGCAAGATTGCATCTTCCGGCAGATCGAACGTCACCCTCAATCCCCCATCGGCCAGGGTTGACACCCGTTGAACCACGGCCTGGAAGGTAACGTCAGTCAATTCTCTACCTCGCAACACAACTCGCTCAACTGTTGCGCCATGTTATCATCTGCAATGCGCTCCTGCAGCGTCTTTGTGCCGAAATGCCGGCGCGGGTTGCCGCACATCCAACACGAGCAGGGCTTCCGGGTTGCAAGCAACCTCTGGAAATACCTTGGCATCTCTCGAGGCCGCTCCCCCTGAGCACGCAGTACAGCCAGCGCCTTGCGCTCTGCTACGTCACGGTGTCTCATCGTACACCGCATCCTCGTCGTTGTCCCAGAAGTCCCACGCATAGATGTCGCCCGTGCTACCAGGACAGTCACACCTTGTGGCGTCACGTCCACACGTCGGGCATACCCAGGCAGTGGAACCCACGGTCACAACTGCGTTCTTCAGGCATTCACACTGTGCCCAAGGCTTGCCACAACCACCGCACGTCTCGCCAACTATGATAAAGCCAATGGTTGCCATCAGTCGCCTTCAGGGACCATACGCCCTAGCTCCTAACTCTTGCCCGTAGGCAAGCTCAATGTACCCTTGGTACATGGTTCGGTGGCTAGTGGCGCGGCCCCAGTGGACCTGGGCGGTACCGCCCCGCCGTGTCCGAAAGCCCGCTCGTTGGGTTCCTTCGGATCGCACTTTTTCAGGCCCTCAAGTTGCCCGTCAACGAAAGGAATGCAAACACCCATCACACCCTCAATTCCATATCACGGCGATTGGTCTTCGTCCCACAATTTCCACTCACCCCAGCCATCGCACGATGGACAAAACCTATCTCCGCCCTTACCATCACGATATACCCCCATGATCAACTCACTTGAATCGCCAAACCACCCACATAACTCACAGCCGGTCTTGAATGTCCGCCCTGCCTTGATGGCCCGCAGGGCTGCCTTGTGTGCCCTATCAGGGTCCGGGATGTATGTGCCAGCCATCATTGTCACCTCAATTCCATATCGCTGGATGAACGCTGATATTGCGTAACTTGCCGTCCTTGAGCAAGGCATACCCCTGGTTCATCACCGGCGTGGATGCCGAGTCGAACATTGACACCCAGGCCAGTTTCTGCGGGTCCGCCAGGCACCCGATGTCAGCAATCACGAATTGTCCGCTATCGTCGAGGCCGGTTGCTGAATGATGGACGTGCAAGCAGGCCACGTGTTGCCGATGCTTGTACGCCAGTTTCCGGCCCACGGCCAGCGCGTTCCGACTGTAGTTCTGCGGGTGCGTGATGCGCCATTCGCCTTGTGGCGTGTCAATGATTGCATACCCATAAAGGCTGTACTTCACATTGGCCGGATTGCCCAGGATCCCCATGAAGATGTCTTCAATTGTGTCCGCTGGAAGGGTGCCATTCAAAAGTCTCATCAATCTCGCATCGTGATTGCCAGAGATGAACCGGATTTCCTTGAACGTCTCTGCCCACACATTGAGCGCATAGCGCACACCAGACTCTTCGTCGCCTCGGACGCAATCCGGCACCAACGCGGCGTATTGGCTATACCTGCTGAAGTCGAAGGCGTCACCGCCGACCAACAACTGATCAATACCGTGCTCTCGGGCCGCGCCCCCCACCTGGCTGACCAATCCCCAGTCTGTGAAAGGTGAGTGTAAGTCACCGACAACAACCCAATCTCCACTTAATCGAAAGCACTCGTTGAACCGCTCAACGTTCGGCGGCGTTGCCGGTTTCGCCTTACTTCTGATCTGGTTGCGCCTGGCGGCGTTGCGAACCTTGTCCCAGGTTAAGTCCTCGCCCCATTCGTCGCCAAGCCTCTCCGCTGCGTCGCGGTAGGAATGTCCGCTGGTGAGCAGGTCGCGCAATGCCGAAACCTTCTCGGGAATCCAGCGCATCTATGCTACGACCCCAACTTGAACCAGGCAATAACAGTAACGAACCCGGCTTGTATCACAGCAAAGACCTTGGTCAAGTTATCCAACCTCACCCCCTGCTTCGCGATAGCCTTCTCATTATCGTAGATGCGTTTGTCCTGGGCGTCCTGGTGCTGGATGAACCGATCGACCTTCTTGTCCAGCCCCTTCAGGCGCTCGTCAATACGGGGCAACAGATGGTTGCCGTTGCTGGCTGCGGTGTCGGGCACAATGTTACCCCTTTACGACAGGTTCCCTCGTCACAAGCCGCAGGACAATCACAACGGCGGACACGACCAGCCCAACAATCTCAGCCGTCTGTGCATCAGGCTGGTATTCAGCGAACCCGAACAGGCTGGCCACCGACACAATAGCGACAAGCACACCGAACCAAATACTCTTGCTCCTGTACCAGTTCTTTCCCATATCAACTCCTCCGGTTGAATCTGATGGATTCAACTGCTTTGGTTGAATGATTGCGGGAGGCACGCCCTGACCACCCTTCGGCCCCAGACCCATGCCCCGGGTGAATCCTACTACCCGGATATGCCGAGGTTCAGATTCATCACCACCATCCCCCGTATGCACAGGTTGAGTGGTTCATCTCTATTATACCACGAAATCGGTCATCCCGGGCGTGTTCGTGAACGAGTTTTCAACGAGTTTATGGAAGTTTACGCCAGCGGCCGTACATATCACGGAATATCGGTAGTTTCCTCGAAATTCGGTTGAACATCTTCGCGGCGGTACCCACCGTGACGCCAAGCCGCCGGGCAACCTGCTCCGTGGTCAATCTCTCACCCGAACACAGCCACCACGTCAACAAGACGTGCCGCTCAATCAGCGTATACTCTTCTTGCATACCTCCCTCCGTCACTCACACTCCGGGCACTGCCACTTCCCCGGCCTGACGATTTGCAATAGCGTGCCACAGTCGCCACAATAGCGATAGTGGGGCAGGTCGTCTTCGCAGATCGGCCCCAGCCTCACTGCTATCTGCTCACTCAAATTGCGCAAGTCGTAGTCCACCTCCCTCACCCGTTCATTCAGCCGATGGTTGGCAGCGGACAGTGTCTTGTTGTGTATGTCCAGTTTTGCCG